CCCTGGGTGCCATCGGTTCAGGTGATGGAGTTCCGTCCGTCCCTGGGTGCCATCGGTTCAGGTGATGGAGTTCCGTCCGTCCCTGGGTGCCATCGGTTCAGGTGGTGGAGTTCCGTCCGTCCCTGGGTGTCATCGGTTCAGGTGATGGAGTTCCGTCCGTCCCTGGGTGCCACCGTCCGAATATTGCAAGAGATCTCTTGCGGGGTCCGGGGGTGGGGTAGGGCAGTGCGGCGGTGTGGTCTCGTTCGCCTCTGGCTGTTTTTCAAAAAACTCAATCTCTAACAGATAGTCACTTAAATCAAGACCTTGGAGAGTACAAACAAAAAGCACGGAAATATACATTTTAGAGTATCAGATATATTTCGGGTAAAATACATTATTATACTATCGCACAAAGACTATTAAATGTGCAAAAACGCAATATAAAACCTATGTTTTAAGCTACAAAAGCAATATTTTTTACACAAAACCACACGAATCAATTAGTTTTGTCCCACCTTTTTATATAAAAACTCTTACCTTTGCATACGGATAACAATTTAACCCCTATATAGTTATGATAGATTTAGATATTAAGCAGAAAGATAAGATACTCGAAGTAGAGTATCATCCTACCTCAGAGTTTCGGCTTGACGAAGCAATGCGTCGCAATGGGTGGACGGTAAAACGGCTTGCCGAGCGCATCGGCTACAGTCATCAGGCTATTCGCCAACTAATAGATGGCAGACCATCACTCACCACCATCTACAAGCTTGCCTGGGCAATGGATATAGACCCAAGAGATATGTTCTTCGCCGTAGATACCAATGGAAACATCATCGACGAACCTAAGCCTAACGATGAGGAATTGAGAAAAGAGATAGAACGAATCAATCTCGGCCCGCTCTTCGGTCAAACACCGCAAGACGCACAGCAGGTAATGCTCTGCCCGAATTGTGGTACCCGATTCTTGGTATGCAACGTCCCCCATTTAGTAAAAGACAAAGGTATAGACTGAAAATAGGTCTATACCTTTATCAAAGTTAACCTGCTCGCTTTTGCGGCTTAACTGCTTTTGTAAGAATCGAAGGTATATCATTTACCTGGTCGTATTTAATCTCAAGCAATGATATGCGATGTTCCTTACAATAAGTGCGCAAAGTCTCGTCACGTACCTGCTGATCCCCAAAGCTCCACCCATTACCCTTTGTGTCATGAAAATGGCTAATATACATATAATGTTGTTCACCATTCATTTCTATTATCATATTTTGCTGCGGTAGATAAAAATCGACACAAAGATACTGTCTTTTGCAGAAAAGATTCTCATTAGGAATCTTAAACTGCGGTTCAAACGAAATGTGATGATTCTCCAGCCACGTTCTGATATGCACCTCACCAATGCTACTCACACAATAAGGGCACCCTCCTGCACCACGGATATGAGTATCTGGCGATACCATGAACGAATAGTGATGCTCTCGACAATATATCACACCCTTAGTGTCATTATTGACATAAACAAACTGCGAATAATCAAAGCGGTCATTAAACCTTTCCTTGCACCTCTTCAGCCACATTTGCTTTCTTTGCTCAGAAGTAAGTTTATTGGTATAATTACCGCAAGCAGGACATCCATGGCCTTGCACCACATGGCTGTCGTATCTTGATACCTGCCAACCATGCGTAGGGCATTTATATCGGATATACGAAGATAGCTTTGTTGGAGGCTTACTTTCATCGTATTTATATCTATTTCCATGTACAGCTTCGGCATTCTTTATCCAGTCCGGTGGGAAAAATTTCCCATTGCAATACAGACAGCCGCCGCCTTCTCGCAAAGCGGAAGCTCTACGTTTTTGCTCGCCATGCAACGCACAGGAAAATCTTATCATCGAATTAGCATTCTTATAATCTTCCCAATGAAACTTATACTCATCACCATATAAGTTAAGCATTTTCTCTTTAAAAACATCAAGAAAAGATTTCCCATTTCGAAATGCAGGTTCCGGCTTTCCGCAACATTTCCAGCAACCATGCGCTGGCTTTCTATCGTTTCCTACGAGTAAAGTCCTGGGAGTTATATGGAAAAATCCATGCTCAGGACATCCTATAATAACACCTTTATCTCTATCGACGTATTCGACCTTAGAATAATCATAATTAGGATAAAGTTCTTTTGCTCTTCGAATGAAATTATCCTGCTTCTTACGTTTAATATTCATCGTTCTACAACGCTTCACCTGTCTCAATATGGAATATTCCCTTGCAATTCTACGCTCTTCCTTGCGCTTCAAAGTTTCCTCATGCTTAATTTTTCGCTGTTCTCTCACTCGCTCTTGCGCACATAGCGGACAACCACCCACAAGAGCATGTCCGGACGTTTGGATATGATTACCTGCCTGTACCGTAAAGTAATGATTATGCTTGATACAACGTATTGTGATAGGAGATAAGCCGGCTTTGTAAACACTTTCGGAATAATCATAGGCATCACCCCATTTGATACGAGCTTTTGCTACGTATGCATCCTTGGTTAGCTTGGCGGTACTCCACTTTGCATAGTGTACAAACTCCTTCCCTATCTCGATGGGCTCCAATTTTATAATATCAAGCCAATTCGCTTTAAAATAATCATACAGTTCTCGATCAATAGAGCGAACAATATTACTTCCACCACCTTTGCGAAACGAATCTTGCACCTTCTTAAAAACTTCGTTCTCATCCCATTCTGGGTGAATATGAAGTATAGATAAGACTCGCCTCGTGATACGAACTCGCACAAGCATATCCGAACTTCCACCACGATGCTTATCGTATGTATCGGCAAGATATTGCTTTGTCTGTTCAATATTCATCACACTAAAATCGTATAACATAAACGATGATTTTCAGTTATGCAACATCATTAGTAATGGAACGTAAGCAGGCGATTACAGCCTGTATGCCCAAGCTTAGTTCAAGAGTCTGCTCTTCCTGCGATACAGGATTGATGGCGAAATGCTCCAACAATGCAAAAGCACCTTGCTGGATAGAATCTCTATCCATGCCGATTTCTAAAATAGTCTTTTTCATTTTTCCTCAGTTATTTTTTTTGTTAGACAACAATACGCTTTTATCAAAAAGAAAGGCAGCGTGCCTCGCCCTTTGTCTAATAGTTCAGTCTGAGGAAAAACTACGCCAGCGGCATTACACCACAAGCAAGGGAGTACACGCTACCGTATTGGTATATGCACCTCTATATCAAAGATGCAACGCATTCTTGATATTATAGATAAGACCTCAAACTTTTTTTAGACGGTGCAAAAGTAATAATAAATATTGAAACCACAAAATGTTTTCAAAGAAAATTTTTATTTTTAGATATTTTTACACAGAAAACTTGCTTAAAATAAAAATATATTGTATTTTTGCACTCAAAATACATTATTAATAAAGATATAAACATATATGAAGCATCTCAATATTAAACGTGCCTTAGCAGAGCACAATATGACGCAAGTACAATTAGGGGAAAAAATGGGTGTAGCCCCCCAGAGCTTAACTTCCGTTATCAAGGGAAATCCTACGGTTAAGAAACTGGAGGATGTAGCCATGGCAATAGGTTGCGATATAATAGATTTATTCTTTGATGGTAAGGATGAGCCGCAAGAAGATACTTCTACAAGAAGTGCTTTCAAATTTAACGGGCCTTTCATGGACGAACCAATAGATGAAGTAGCTCAATCCGACCTTTTCTCCTCTCAATCCCCATCGGAGATAGACGACCATACCATCAAGCTCCCTCCAGCCCAGGATGTCATGCCCGTCACCACCTTCTGCCCACATTGCGGCAAGCGAGTAAGAGTAGGGGTCGTGTTGCTGCCAGAAGAAGTCTAACATAAAACGAAACGAAATGGAAGAAAATATTGATAGACTCAAGCAAGAATACGCACTGCTGAAGAAATGCTTCGAGGATGACAAACAATACGTATGGCTTACACCAACAAAGAAGATACTCTACTATCTCCCTCCCGTCATCTTCAAGAGCAACACGCCTTATTTCTTAATCATCCAAATCATCAAGAAAGAAAGCGAGGAAGACGCAATGCTGATGACTTATGCACGAGGAGATTACGGCGGCGGAGTAAGTCAAGCAGGCATCGGAATGTGTAATGGAGGCGCAGCGCAAGGCGAATCACTGGAAAAGACCTTGCTATCATTGGCTAAGGAAATAAAAGCCTGCTTCTACGTTAAAGCCAAGCGAGCATTGGCTAAAGCTTTTATCGAAGAAATATATATAGATTGAACTAAGCCTGCTTTCGTTTTTAAAAGAAAAGCCTCCCTCCATCATCGCCCTCGCACCATACGATGCAGGGACCGAAGAGACGGAGGGAGGCGCAAGAAGCGAGGTTATCCCTCGCCCTTGCCATCATCGCTACCGAGCAAGGTTATCCCTCGCCATCGCCACCAGACGAGCCAGAGCCACTACCCTGCGAAGTAGAGCCACCGCCCTGCGATGTGCTACCGCTGCCAGCCGAAGACGTAGGAGCCTTAACACCACCCGTGATGTCGAGGTCGCCCAGGCGCACCTTCATATCGTCGCCCACAAGGGTACGAAGATAGCTGTAAGGGTTGCCAATCTTGTGCTGTGCCTTGTAAGCCTTCATTACCATCTGGTAGCTCTCGCTACCCTTGGCTTGCTTCTCGGAAGGCTTGTTGGCATTCCACCAAGCGGCGGCAAACTTTGCACGGCTCACGAAAGCCGACCTTACCTTCTGCTGCGCCTCGCTATCCGCATCATTGTGCTCGTGGCGTTCCGAACGATACGTGTTTCCCGTCTGCTTGTTGACGGAATAGATGACCCCGCTCTTGGAGCAGAGCTTGCCCGATATGCTCTCGATGTCGGGCGCAAAATTAACCTTAGCCATAATTGTCAAAGATTAAAATGTGAATAAAAGTGTTTTATAAGGCGAACCCGACGTAAAAAATCGTACCGAAAACCACCAAAAATTGCATCCGAGTTTTCATTGAGTTTTCATCAAATCGACTCCAAAACACCCCTTATGGATATTTCACGAATATTTCACGAATATTTCACGGTTATTTCACGATGCCCTATCCTGGGAAACCTCGCCTTTCGGCAGAGAAAGAACCACAGAAGAGTGCTCCGAGTTTTCTTATAAGGCAAAGTTACGAAATCTTTAGGAAATAGCGAGGACAAAACTTTATCGCAAGCAAGAGTGAGAAACTTGAAATTTTAAAAATATCACTCATATTAGAAATTAATCGCCCGAACCGATGGCTATCTCAAACTTTTTGCGTACCTTTGCCAACGGAATAATAAATAACAATTAGAATAACAATCGAAGACAATAATAAAGAATAAATAAGATATGAAGAAAATAACAAGAAGAAATACGAAGAGCCAAGGATGGCGCAGCCGTCTCCTCTCCCTCGCTTATGTGATGGCAATGGGCATAGCCACCACAGCCATCGGCACAAGCCTCTCAGCTTGCAGCAGCAGTGATGATGACAGTGACAACATCGAAAATCCAGATGATAAAGGCGACAACAAGCACGTAGCCACGGAAAGCATATTGGTGAAGGCTATGCAAAGTCGCGCCGCCAACGGAATGGAACTAAGCAAATGGGGCTATTTCTCAAACATACACAGCACCGCCATGAGCGGAACAGGAGAGGACTCCTGGCGAATATACGTAGATGTGAAGAACGACCCAGGCGACAACAAATGGCAAGGCACCTATCAGGTGGGAACAGGCACCTATGCCGTAGTAAGAGGCTTCGAGAAAGGCAACCCATGGGAAAAAGAAAAGGCTCGCCTATATGCCAACAAGACGGAAGACGGAATCGTCAAGGATGCCTACATCAAGTTTGAATGGCAAGGCACGAAGAATGATTACGATCAGAAGCTATACAAGGTGACACTCCACATACCAGAACTAAAGGAAGAAAACGGCGACTATGCCCGAAACATCGACGCTACCTACACCGGCTACGTAGATGGCGGTATGCTGGAGTATTGATAAGAACAAGAGAATTTTTCCAGGTCTCTTTTAATCTAAGGAGACCATAACCTATAGAAGCCCAGCCGTCCGCGATGGATAGCTTGGCTTCGCCTTTTTTCAATATATAAATAGTTTTAATCCAAAATTATTTTATATCTTTGCATTATTAATCAAAAATAAAATCAATATGAAAAAGTTTGAACGTTATGAAGAATATGTGCCTACGTACCTTGTAGGAATAAGCAAGCCTGTCACTCCTAGAGAGCGGGAACTTGAACATAAGTGCAATCCCGAACATCCTACAGACTGGATGGAAGGTATATTCGGAATAGACAAAGGAATGTATTGGGGTAAATCTGACAAGAAATGTGAGTTCCTGGATAAAGGCATCGTTACCAAAGCTGAAAATCATAATGATTGGCGAACAATATCATCTATTGAATATCTAAAATGAAATACATAAGGGCGACCGAGCATCACTGCCAAGCCGCCCCGAAATTGAAATTCAATATTAAATCAACATACTATATAATTAGAAAGCATCTATACTGTCATAATTTCATATTCCTCTCTGTCGTCATCAAGACGGCATTTTTATAGCCCTCTATCACCACCACCTTCCCCTCGTCGAGGAGCCTGCTGATTTCCTTTTCCGTTGGTATGTTCCTCATAATAGTCATCCAATAAAGTTTCAAAATTACGTCTTTTCCCGAGCTTACGCATAGCTTGCGAAGCCCTTCTGTATTTCTTCTTGATGCGAACAATCTCGTAATGCCCCTTTATATAGAGGTGCCGATAAAAGCGTTCATCCATCTTTAGCATGATTCTCTTGCGGATGTCGTAGCTGTCACAATGGCGCATAAGCCCAAGATAGCTATTAATGGAACTAACATAATGTTCCAGCTGTTCGATGGAATAATCCTCAGGCAAGGTGTTCATGTGATGGATGAGCTGCTCGAAGTTGCTCACCATGCGATTGCTGGCGTATATTCTATCTTTCTTCACCACCATGCCAGTGAACTTGATGCCCTTGTATACGGATTGCAGCTCTATCTTTCTTGGGTGTAAGGTCACGCCCATACCTGCCAAGTATGAGCGTATCTTCGGGATAGCCTCCAAGAGTACCTTCTTGTCTTGGTGGATGAGATAGAAATCGTCCACATACCTTCCGTGCCAATAGATGTGAAGGAATATCTCCAGCATCCAGTCGAAATCATTCAGCCAGAAGTTGGCATCGTGCTGGCTCGTCAGGTTGCCGATGGGTAGGCCATGGCCTTTCTTGGCACCACGGATGGTTTTGTTGGGTGGGACCTTTGCCATCTCCGACTCGCTTGAACGCCTGATGCAGTTCTTCGTCGGGTCGTTCATGATAGTCACTCTTGATACGTAGCGCAAATCATCGATGTCCTCACCCTTGTAGTTCTCCACGATGAAGGCATCCACCTTGTCGGCAAGCTGCTGTCTCGGAATACTCATAAAGAAGCCCTTCATGTCGCATTTGAGATACCAGCAAGGCTTGGTGAAATTCTCTGAGCACTCTTTGATGTCGGAGGCGAGTAGTCTCACTCCATATAGTTGCCCCTTGCCTACACGACAGTTGAAGGTGCGGTCGCTGAATACACTCTCAAAGAGAGGCTCTAGTCTGAGGGCTATGTAATGATGAATAACGCGGTCTCTATAATTGGCAGCAAAGACCTCACGGTAGACAGGTCGGGAAACTACGAAGGTGATGGATGGCAGTGGCTCGTAGGTACGGGCGTTGATTTCCTCTACTAGCTCCGTGATGTTCTCGAATAGATTTATCTCGAATTTGATTGCGTCGGGCGAGGATGCCTTGCCCCTGTGGCAATCAATATGCGCTGCCAGTATGTCTTCTGCCTTTACCATCTTTCTTGTTTCCTCTTTTCTTCCAACTAGTGCTGTAACAGGGCGAACCCGATTCTTGTTGTCAACCTTATTGTTGTTGTTCCGATTGCCGTTGCTGAAATTCAGATTCCAGGCGTTGTTGCCCGAATTCTCACAACAAGACCAGTAGTTCGTACGCTATTTTCCCACTCTCTATTATACATCTTAGCTGCTTCCCTGCGTCGTACGAATGACGTAGGGAGATGACAGCGGTGAGACCATTAATCCTGAAGAATCGTTCGCTATGGCGAGCCGTAGCCCTGCCATACTCCGACTTGAATTCGAGATAGGACTAACCTTTCCTCGAATTTCCCCAAGCTGTGGCCTGCCTACCGATGATGGTCGTGAGCCTGCAAATATCGGCAGCTTGCTTTTCAGAAAACAATTTTCTGCCAAAGCAGAGGCGAAGGATTGTTTTCAGGAGCTCGAACTTTACCCTGAACCCCATCATATACTTATGGCGGTTGTCTGGGTACATGTTAGCAAGCTGGATATACTCGAAGAGTTCGAGAGCGATGTTAGTCATCTTCTCGCCCAAGTCGTAACGAAACATTCTTGGAAAGTTCATCTTGTATTTCACCAGTTTGTCTACAAGTTCGAATGTGTCCTTGTATATTTGTAAATCCTTTGCCAGTGCCATTTGATATTTGCAGTTTTGCCTAATTAAGAGACTATTTACTTTTATTATTATTACTCGATTTGTTCGCTACCCCTCCACCTTCCTACACTCTTGCTTGCCGTCCTGCGGACGGAAGAGGTAAAGGGGTGAAGAGGTAAAATGATTAAAATGCTGTAACAGGGCGAAACCGACCCTTGGCGTCAACCTTACTGTTGTAGATCCGAAAGCCGTTGCTGAAATGCAGATACCAGGCGGTGTAGCCCGAAG